GAGGTGGTGGAGGTGGTTCTTGGACGAACAACGCTAATTATACCACTCAAGGTGGTGGTAACGGAGGTTCTGGAGTTGTAATACTTAGAATGAACACATCAGATTATTCAGGAACAACGACTGGTTCACCAACCGTGACAACAGACGGAAGTGAAACAATATTAACTTATACAGGTAGTGGAACGTATGTTCACAGTTAAAATTTAAATTATGGCACATTTTGCAGAACTTGACGAAAATAATATAGTAACTAAAGTAATTGTTGTTAACAACAGTGAGCTTATTGATGATGACGGGAATGAAAGCGAAGTAAAAGGGGTTGGTTTTTGTGCATCTCTATTTGGTCATTCAAATTGGGTGCAGACTTCTTATAATGGAAATATAAGATATAATTACGCAGGCGTAGGTTATACTTATGATGATGTTAATAATGCTTTTATAGCCCCTCAACCATTTCCAAGCTGGTCATTAGACGATAACTTTGATTGGCAAGCACCAACGCCAATGCCAGAGGATGATAAACAATATTCTTGGAATGAGGAAACTCAAACCTGGGATGAAATAACTACTGAGGAATAATGTCAGATTTTGAACCTACAATACTTGGTGTAGCTGTATACGTGATTAGCGTAGCAGAAATAAATCAAGTCTTGCAAGGTCTTTTAATAGTTGCTACCTTAGTGTATACGATTATTAAAACTTATCAGTTATTAAAAAAATAAGCAAACATATATCTTACAAAGAAGGAGTAAAATCTAACACAGCGCTTAGGCGTAATATAGATAATACACCTAGCGAGTATCAGCTTACCAATATGGAGGCTGTAGCTAAACATGTATTTGAACCACTGCGTGAGTGGGTAGGTGGGCCAATTAAGATAAACTCTTTCTATCGTTCACCCGAACTAAATACAGCAATAGGAGGCAGTGAGTCTTCACAGCATTGTCAAGGAAGAGCATTAGATATTGATGATACATTTGGTGTAAAATCAAATGCTGAAATGTTTGATTATATTAAAAAAAACTTAGACTATGACCAAATGATTTGGGAGTTTGGAGATAACAATAATCCTGATTGGGTACACGTATCTTATGTAAGTTCAGATGAAAATAGAGGCAGATGTTTAAAAGCTTATAAGGATAATGGTAAAACTAAATATATAGTGATATGAGTAAAAAGAAAAAATTTAAAGAAACAAAAGTAGGTCAGTTCTTATCAGGAGCTGGTTCTTCTATTATAGATTCTTTTGGAGAGGTGCTTCCAGATAAAGGTATCATGGGAGTTGTAAAAAATCTAATTAAAAAAGACCCTGCACTCCCAGCTGAAGACAAAGAAAAAGCTCTAGCATTACTGCATCAAGACACTGTAGAAATGCAAGAAGTAACTAAACGTTGGGCCAGCGACATGCAAAGTGACTCGTGGCTATCGAAAAACACGAGGCCACTTACATTAGTATTTCTTACTGTTTCAATGGTATTATTAATATTCGTAGACTCAACAGGTGGATGGTTTGATGTAGACAGCGGTTGGGTTGACCTCTTAAAATCTTTGCTAATTACCGTCTATGTAGCATACTTCGGTTCGAGGGGGGCGGAGAAATTTAAATCAATTCAAAAGAATGGCTCGTAATATTCTTTATGCTTACATAGATAGGCCTAAGAAAAAAAGACCTGGTGTTCATAGTAAAAATGCCAGTCGTAGTCAAACAGCTTACAAGAAAAAATACAGGGGTCAAGGCAGGTAATTTATTTATATCTTTGTATTAATTAAATTTAATCAAATGGATATTCGTAAAATCTCAATAGGGCCAAACTATAAGTCTGATGCTATGCACTATATAGTAGGTCAAGAGGTATTAGGTGGGAAGTATTTTATACATTTAATACAATATGTACAGATAAGTGATAGTATAAAAATCTGGATACAAAGAGAGGGAGAGATATTGCTCTGGAAAGAGTTTAATTCAAATATGCCAGTATCAATAGAATATAATATAAACTTTTAATGAGGTCACCTTTTTATTTTATCGTTAAACCACTTGATGATAAAAGATATACCAACACAAAAGATATAGATGGTATGGATTTTATAACAAGTACCTCTGAGGAAAACCACATGGCTTCTAACAGACAGGGTGTGGTGGTAGCAACACCACTAGGTTATGATGGAGAGATAGAAATAGGAGATTTACTTTTAGTGCACCATAATGTATTCAAGTTCTACAATGATATGAAGGGTAGACAGAAAAGTGGAAAGAGTTTTTTTAAAGATGATTTGTTTTTTATAGAGCATGACCAGTTCTTTATGTATAAACATAATGACCAGTGGATATGTCATGACAGGTATTGTTTTGTAAAGCCTGTTCCTGTAGAAGAATCATTTATAATGAAGCTTGGTAAAGAAGAACCACTGGTTGGTATTATGAAATACCCAAATAAATATTTATCTTCACAAGGTGTCGAGAGTGGTGACAAAATATCATTTAAACCAAATAGTGAGTATGAGTTTACAGTTGATGATGAAAAGTTATACAGAATGTTTGACCATCAAATTACAATAAAACTATGAAGTCAGAAGATTTAAAAAAAGAAATTATACACGCAGGGCGTAGAGCTGTAGAGCAACTAATAAAGGTAGCAAAAGAAGATATTATAAAACCTGACCCTGACGATGAACTAGCAGCGGATAGGTTAAAGAACGCAGCAGCAACTAAGAAGCTTGCTATATTCGATGCGTTTGAGATATTAAATAAAATAGATTTAGAGGAAGAAGTAATTAACTCTGGAGGACAAGTTGATAAAACAGATACAAAACAAGGGTTTGCTGAACGAAGGTCAAAATAAATTATATCATGTAATAAAAGATTACATACCTAAGTCTGTTCTAACAAAAAAAAATAGAGCTAAGACTTGGCTGTATGGTTATAATGAAAAGTATGATTTAGTTGTCATTTCACAAAACGGAACGATTGGTCAAATAATAAATATAAATGGACTAGCTATAGGTCTTCCTAAAGAACCAGAGAAGTTGTTTAAACGTTCTGATAAAAAAGAAGAGCAGTATTGGGAGAGAGAAGAATTGCCAAGAGATTTATCTAGGATAAATTCTATCTTTCAATGGAACGACAGACCTCCTGCTTTTAAAAACAAGTGGGTAGACTATATTGAGTCTGAGTTTGATAGAAGAGAATTAGGTTTTTGGTTTTATAATAACGGTAAGCCTACATACATAACAGGTTCGCATTATATATATCTTCAGTGGACAAGTATTGATGTAGGGTATCCTGATTATAGAGAAGCAAATAGAATATTTTTTATATACTGGGAAGCTTGTAAAGCAGATAAAAGATGTTTTGGTATGGACTATTTAAAAATAAGACGTTCAGGTTTTTCTTTTATGGGGTCATCTGAGTGTGTCAACACAGGAACATTAGCTAGAGATTCAAGAGTTGGAATATTATCTAAGACCGGTTCAGATGCAAAAAAAATGTTTACAGATAAGGTTGTGCCTATTGCAAACAGGTTACCTTTCTTTTTTAAACCTATTCAAGATGGTATGGATAAACCTAAAACTGAATTAGCGTTTAGAGTTCCTGCGTCCAAGATAACTAAAAAGAATATGCACGAGGTTATGGATGATGAGTTAACAGGATTAGATACAACGATTGACTGGAAGAACACAGATGATAACTCTTATGATGGTGAAAAACTATTACTACTTGTACATGATGAATCAGGTAAGTGGTTAAAACCAAATAACATTCAGAATAACTGGCGTGTAACTAAGACTTGTTTGAGACTAGGAAGTAAAATTATAGGTAAGTGTATGATGGGTTCTACCTCAAACGCACTTAGCAAGGGTGGTGAGAATTTTAAAAAATTATTTGAAGATTCTAATTTATCTACGAGAAACGCTAACGGCCAAACTAAATCAGGACTGTATTCTTTATTTATTCCTATGGAGTGGAACATGGAAGGTTTTATCGATAGGTTTGGTATGCCTGTATTTAGAAAGCCAGAGAAAAAAGTCAGAGGAGTAGATGATGAGTGGATTACAAACGGAGCGATAGATTACTGGGAGGCAGAAGTAGATTCACTAAAGAAAGATGCAGACGCATTAAATGAATTTTACAGACAGTTTCCAAGAACAGAGTCACACGCATTTAGAGATGAAAGCAAATCGTCTTTATTTAACCTAA